ACGCGATACTGAGTCGAGCTAATCGCCTGTACGGAGGAAGTATCATGAAAGGAGGTTGCCCCCACAGTCGTGACTCCCACGCCAGATTGCGTGCCGAACCCAGTTCCGCTGAAATACGCTCCATAGCTCAGTAGAATGATTCCGCCCGGGGTAAGCCCCGTAACGGTGATTTGGTCGTCAGAATTGCGTAGAACAGAAATAGTTGACAAATCGTCCACGGTAATAGAGGTTCCAAAGAGGGAGGTTGCGGAAGGTGCCATGACCTGTCCGAAAGCTCCTGAGACTACACCCAGCCCTGTTTGCATCTGAGGGATCGTGAATTGCAGCCGATAGCGCATGTAAATGTTGCCAAGTGCGCTGTCGTCCTGGACTGAGGCTGACAATAGATAGAACACTCCCTGATAGCTAAGTCGGGGATCCTCGCCTTGAGGTGAAACAAACAAGTCCGTGAAGGTCGACGGTTGCTTCATAGCGAAGATCTGCGGTTCCCAGACCTGGCAAATAGCCTGGCCTTCATGCGCCGCTCCTCGTTGGAGGTTCTGGGGGTCTGCATCTGGGAGTTCTGTATCGACATCAAAGTCGCAGAACCCCAGGAGTTGGCCACGCTGAGTCGCCGGTGCGATGGGTTCGTAAAAGAAGTCTATCTCCAAGAAGCGGTACCGCTGATACAAGGGCGCCATTTGGGCCATCCGAGTATTGGGAAATGCTGATGGGTTGATTAGGATCTTCTTCAGGACGGTTCCAGCTACATCCGTAGTAGACCCAGTGACCGCAGTCACCAGATCTGTGCCCGTTAGGATGTCCGTCCGCAGCCCCGTGTCCGGATCAATCGACGTGTGTACTTCTGGCATCACCGTCTGAATGTCCGCCGCATGGGGTGCAAGCCCGACCGTTGGTGCGAGCCCTCGGAGATTCCGAGTGTACGACGCGTTAAGCCCCTGGAGGCTTACTGGTCCCGCGTCGAACGATTGGAGTCCCAGAGAGAAATCGCGCGCCTGTTTGCGTGCCTTGGCAGCCTTTGACTGCCCTTTCTTTCCTTTGGCCTTCTGGCCGGTTTTCTTTTTGCCTTGTGGCATAGCGCTATCCTCGAATTATTAGTTTTTGGAGGCGCCCCTCATAACGACAGCCCAGCTGCCGGCTCTTCTCTAGAACGCGTAGTCTATCCTCGCTCCCCGTCCCGTCGTTTTGGAGGAGGCCAACCATTGAGGTGTTTAGTTATAATCCACCTCAGCCATCCTCAGGAACAAAGGATGGCTTAACAGCGTATAAGGTTCGACACGCCGATAGAGGTCTTCCAACTCACGGAAGGCTTCTGGGTCCACGCCATAGCGCAGGGACAACTGCTCGAGGGCTTTCTCCTCGTCAAGCTCCGGGATTTCCTCCTCAGGGTCGGGCGCTATTTCCCACTCGGGAAGTTTCAGGCTCTTGCCGGAGGCATAGATCTGGAACCGATCGACGAAGGCTCTTAGCCCAGGTACCCGAGGGAATGACGCATAGGTATTCGCGACATCCCCCAGGAACAGTTGACCTGCTTCAACCAACCCTTCACCTACATCAGCGATGCGGAATGCTTTCAGCATACGCCGCCAAATGGATCTGTAGATGGGGTATAGTCGCCGCGGGTCCTCGTATGACTTTCCAGCCTTGAGGAGCCGCGACGGGAGCACTGACCAAACCGGGTTACCACTTCCCAGTTGTGGAAACCACATCCCTTTCAAGAACGTGACCTCCTGCCAGTTATTGGTGCGCTTGAGCTTCATGTCAAAGCCCAGCGCAGCAAATCGCTCCTTGATGATCCTCAGTCGAGTCATGGGTCCTCCCCA